TCTGAAAGTAGCCCATGGTGCCGAGTGCTACGATTATTATCAAAGAGGCAACCGTCTTCATCGGCATTTGTACTGCCGCTTCTTCAGATATGTTTAAAGGTTTCTTACTCATCTAGGTATGTACCCTGGTTCCATAAAGAGAGCCATGAGACATAATAATATTATTAATACAGCTGTAAAATAATAATTCATTCCTGGCTACCTCTAGTGACATATCTATTTTAAAAACCTGCTTTTTATTTTATTCCAGATGTTTGTTATTTTATAAACCCATCGGTCCCAAGTTTTTTGAATACTACTTCTTTTCATTTTTTCTCCTCAATTTCGTAAAAGAAATCGTCAGTGTCTGCCGTTTTCCATTTACCAGTATCTTCTACATTCCACTCAGTTGTTTGCACTTTCCATTTTGGTATTTCGTCCTTAACTGTAAATGAAGGAAGGTCCCAAATTATTCTGTTGTTTGGTTGTGCTGCAAAATTGCCATCATCTAACGCAATTATGTGGGCGCACTTATGTTCGTGCGGTATTTCTGAATGTTCAGTATCTAGTATATTACTCTCTGGGTGGGCAAAATCAATAGTAAATAGGTATTTACCTGGGTGCCATTTACGGTCTTTACCCATATATTTACCAGATGTGCCTTGTATTATATCCCAAGAACAAACAGCAGGATAATAACTAAAACAATTCCAAAGCTGAAGCTCATCAAGTCTACGTTTAGGTACGTCCTCAACCTTAAATCCGCGTTGAATAAAAGCTGTGATAGGTAGTCTGTAAAAGATTGCACCATTTTCCATAATGGCGTGGAAGAGCAAAGCACTTCCCGCAATCGACGTAACGCCGAATACAATACAGTCTTCAACTTCTCCATGATGTTTTTTACAATCAAATAAATATTCTCTTCTTATTTGCGCATAAGTCGCTGGTATGTTTGCATTTAAATAAGCCATAGGTCATTACAATAGTATTGCCCCAACAATAAAACCAGCTATGAAACACACTATTTCTTTTCTGTAGTATAGTTGCCATACTAAAAATTTATCGTAGTATTTTTTAACCATTTATTTCTCCCCAGTTATTTCCAAATTCATAATCTACTTTATTTGGAACTTCTAGTGTAACAGCATGTTCCATAATCTCAATAATTTTTTTAGCCTGTGCGTCATCTTCTATAGACAAGTCTAGCTCATCATGTATTTGTATATGTGGTACAATACCTTCTTTGTATAACTCTAACATTGCTTTTTTAGTCATGTCGGCAGCACTGCCCTGAATTAATTTGTTTAATGCTTTGTATGTGTAGGCTCTCCTGATCCCCGGTCCATGTTCCCTGAGTGCTTCTTCATGAGGCAATGCCTTATGCATTCCGAACTGGTTTGGCTCCCAAAGATGAAACCTACACAACCTACCTAGCAACGTTCTTATTTGCCCCCGATCCTGTGCTCTATTCGACGCTTTCTCCATAAGTTGTTTAACAAATGGTACACGTGAATGATAAGTATTAAATAAATCTGCAGCTTTGTCTTTTGTTACACCTAACTCCGCTTGAAGTTTAGCTTTACCCATACCATAAAATAATCCAAGGTTAATTGTTTTAGCTTGGGACCTTGGTATCTGTGCCATGTCAGCTACAGTCTGGTGAAAGTCTGCGCTAGAGTCATTACTATAAGACTCAACAACATCATATACTGATGGTAATTTATAAAGAGAAGCATAGTGCACAACTAATCTAGGTTCTTGTTGTGAGTAGTCAAATACACCCCACTTACAATCTTTTTCTGGAATAAATAGTGATCTAATTTTAGGACCAAGATCTTTGTTACGCGCAGGTATTTGTTGTAGGTTTGGGTTTTGGTAACTAAATCTACCGGTGACTGTCCCGCCACCTGCGTTTCTTAATTGGTTTATTTCTGCATGTATTCTACCTTTGTGTTCGTATCGTAAAATAGAATCTATGAAAGTTGTGTGTGCTTTATTTATTTCTCTTGCCTGCGCTATCATTTTAACAACAGGATGACTATGTTCTTGTAAAAAATTTTTAGTAAAACTTGGTGCTGCAGTTTTTTCTGTCCGTGGGTATTCTAATCTTAATACATCAAATACATTTGCAATAGATCTTGCTGCCCATATCTGTGTATCAATATTTGTTTCACTTTTTATCTTGTGTAATAAATCACGTTCTTGTGTAATTAATTCTTTTTTCATTGCATGAGCTCTTTCAATATCGACACGCACACCTTTGAATCTCATATCAACTAGACAATGAAACAGATCAGATTCTAAATCAAATATATCTTCCAGGTCCTGATTAACTATTTCTTTTTTCATCTCTTGCCATAGGCCAAGAGTTATCTCTGCATCACGTTCTGCATAAGCACCTGCGTGCATTGCAGGTAATTTATACATTTCTGATTTTGGATCTATGCCCCACTCAGATGCTGCCTCTGCAAGTGCAGCTTCGTTCTTACCATAACCAAGATAGTGCCACGATAAACTATTAAGATCATATCTAAATCTATTTTCATCTGTTAACGCTGATGCAATCATGGTGCAGGCTATGTCACCGTTTATTTTTAAACCAAGAGCTCGTAACCAACATACATCGTATATTGCATTGTGAAATACTTTTGTTGATGGTGCCTCTAAAATATCTTTGAGCCAAGACATAACTCGTTTTCGATCCATGTTACCACCACCTTCATGAGCGATTGGAAAATATCCTTTGTAGTGTTTTGTTGCAACAGCGATACCAATGACGTCACCATTACCGATAACAGATCCAGATCCTTTCTTTAACAAGTCTGGATCTTTTGTTTCTAGGTCAATTGCAATCTCGTCAACCTGACGTAGGTCAGGAAACTCCGTGGGTTTTACCCACTCTGTTTGTGCTTCAAACTTAGGAATTTTCACTATAATCCCTTTCAATAATCATTTCTAAGAAATGTATCGCCTTCAATATATCTTCCTTCCCGTTCTTGTCTTGATGACGGATTATGTATTTTATAGCACAACCTTCAGGATATAGCAATTTATTCTCAACTACAAACTTGCTGGGCTGTATTTTATATTTTTGATAATGAGATCCTCCGTGTTGTTTATCCCAAACTTTCGATGTCATATCCCCTGTCCTCCTTTTTTGCTGCTAGTATGTAAAGATTTTGTTTTGTTCTAGTTACACCTACATACCAAACTCTATTTTCTTCATCTGCTTTGTCATCATTTTTTTCTGCTGACTCTCTAATTGTTTTTGTATTATCTAAAATCAATAATACATTTTCTGCCTCCCCACCTTTTGCCGAGTGTATGGTGGATAATTTAACTCTAGCCTCTTTTGATAATTCTTCTTCGTTTCTTAACATTTCGCGTATGTATAAATTTTCTTCAGGATTAGATTTAAATACTTCGTACCATTCTTCATGTCGAAAATATCCAAACTCATACAAGTCATACATTCTCTCTTCTGATATTTCTGTGTCTTCTTGTAAAAATTCAAATAGATCTCTACACTCTGAAAGAGATAATTTATCGCCGTTGGTCCATCTGGTGTAATTTTTAATAGATGCGTACAATCTTTTTCCATAGCTTTTACGTCCTTTGTATTCGTAGTAGATAGCCATATCTTTTAATATTGGCATAAGTTTGTTCAGTCTATCGTTGTACCTGGCTAATACTAACCATCTTCCGGTATGTAATGGGACATCCTCGATAGAAGTTATGTGATGAACAGACCCCATATCTGGTCTAGGTGACCATTGTTTTTTTATCCTTCTTTCATCCGGTATACGATTTAAAATTTGATCGGCTATGTGTTGCACCATGCTCGGCACTCGGTAAGATTGTGGCAAAATAATGTTTTTCTTTGTTGTAATGTTTTGAAACATTTTAACATCTGCACCTGCCCAACCATAAATTGCTTGGTCATCATCGCCTGCTAAGATTACGTATTTACTATTTTTTATTATTTCTTTACACATTTTCCATTGTATTGGAGATAGATCTTGAGCCTCATCTATAAAAGCTATGTCTAATTTTGGACACATTTCTGACACAATAAATTTTTCAATCATGTCGGTAAAATCTACCAGCTTAAACGAGTCTTTATAATTAATAAGTTCTGTTTGAAGTATGGACAATAATCGCTTATCTAGTGTCTCTGAATACATGCCTGTATTGTATTCGTCTTCAACAGATATTTCTTTTATCCTCGCCGCATTTATTAAATTAAAATATTCACTATCAGAATCTACAAACCCAGTTTTTTCTTGACCCTCAGAATAGACCGTAACTTCAATACCTAATTTTCTACCTATATCTTCATAGTGCTCATCCTGCATAACCTCAGATTTTTTTAATCCTAATCTAGTAAAAGCTAGAGAGTGTAGGGTTCTAAAATATTTTAGATCTTTTCTATTGTATCTTGGATATTGTTCTAACATCCTGTCGATAGCTTCTTCTGCAGCTTTCTTAGTAAAAGCAAAATATCCTATCTTATCTATTGGTGTGCCTAATTTTAAAAATGTTTTTACGTATTTTAAAAGTTTAGTTGTCTTCCCTGTTCCTGGAGGTCCAAATAATTTTCTACTAATCACATTATCTCCGTCTTATGTTTTAGTGGTTTATGATTGATTGGTATCTCTTCAAAAGACTTTACATTAATCTGCACTACATTTTTTACAGACGCATTATATTTGCCTTTCTCTTTTGTAGGAAATCTTTTTTGTTCTAAAAATTCTATCTCACATTCTCTGTATGCCAGTTCCATAATACGACCTGTTTTTTCTTCTTTGTATTTCCAATCTTTTGCTTTCAATCTCTCAAAAAATTTATCAAATTTAAAAAATGCGTAGTCACCCTCTATCAATACTGATCCAGTTTTAAAAGCTGCATCGTTGGTTGCCTTTGGTCCGTTTATCTTTGCATGTAAAACATCATGTAATTTTTCTTTTGGTGAAGTTCCTATAGGTGGTTGCACCGTTTTTTGTGTAGAGTAAAGAGCATCCATTACTGTTTGCTCTTGATCTCCTTTTATTAAAGGTGGTAAAAAACCTGCAGCTTTTGCTATTGCATTTCTACGTTTACGTTGATCATTTAAATGTTCTATAGATCTACAGTGAACCGTCGCTGTTCCGATGCCATCAGGTTTAGTGACATCAAACTCATACTCTGGTTCTTCAAATATTTCTATCTTTCTTAAATTAGTTAACACAGGATATGCACCTTTGGATCCTGCCAGCACTCCAAATTTTTTCTTAACACAGATACCCTTTTTACAAAAATCACTTATTGGACTCTCATTACAGGTGTATCCTTTTTCTGATCTCTTCCAAGATTTTAATTTAGCACTTAATTTTTTATCATCCCATGCATTAGCATGTGACTCTTCAAAAAATTTTACTGGTGCATTTTTGACCTTGCGTTCCCAGTCATCAGGATACTTCATCTTTACAAATACATGATAATTATACATAAATCGGTCTTTGCCATCAAAACCTTTTTGGTTAGAAACCTTGGAAATGTCTGCAAGACAAGGTGGGCCATCGATTAAATCTTCATCTACACCCCTGTATATTTTTAAATCTATTTCGTTGGTAATAATTTCTAAATCTTTTTTAGACACCAGGTTTGACTCAACAACTTTTAAAAACTGATCTAGCTCAAACTTGGTTCCATCCAGGTTCATGGCTTTTCTTTTATCACCATAGTATGGTAAATTAATAAATTGACCTGGTTTTAAATTACCTGTTTCTTCGTCTCTAGTTAATTCTGTTTGCTTTGGAAATATTTCAGTGTCTTGTTTTAATTTAAATAACGGTAGTAAATTAGTTAAAAAAGATTTTACAATCTTAGCATTTGTAAATGCATCCATGAAAATACATAAATGCAAACCACCGCTTTTAGATTCTATTGGTATGAGAGGAAGATCGTATTGTTGTATTGTATCTATAAAAAATTTTTTATCGAAGTCATCATATTCTTTTGGATCAATATCTATAACTCCAAACTTAACTTCTTTGTTTTCATTACACGGTTGAATACCTATTGACACCTTGCCCTGCAGGTGAGAATTATAAACGGACTCTGTTAACTTCTCAAAGTTCCAACGATAGACTGGTTTTTTCTTACCACTATCGGGATCAATAAAAGCTTCAGGATGATCAAAGTCAGCTAATCCATATGCCGATCTATATCCATCAAAAAATTTTATATATCTAGTATCCATAACTGAGTTACGTGGGCCACCCACTCTCGCTTCCGGCCCACGCTGCGCATACCCCGTAGGGATTAGATAATGCTATCCTTTGACTTTGTTTCAGTCTCACCGTGTTTCGCTTTCACAGCACCTTTTGAGATGCTTTCTGAAAACGATTTAGCTTGACTGTACAAGGATTGATCAGTTATTGGGCCTACCTTACTAACTTCCCAACCAAACCATGTGCCTTTATCGTTTGACATTTGTGTGGTTTTTAGTTTGTAAATGTGGCTGAAAGATGCTGGTGTGAATAACCCTTTTGCTCCTTTCAATCTTATACCATTCATCATCGTATTCCACTTTCTACTAATTTTTAATTGAGTAGATTTCATGGATATCAATGCTGTTGATGGATTATCTCCCGTGATTATGACAAAGTGAGATGCAGTCTTCTCAATATAATTACCGTTTGGTAATCTATCTTTGTAGTTTGCATCCGGTGTTGTCTTGGACATGATATCAGATGAAGAATCATAAATTGCAACTGGTGCACCTAATCCTTCTCCTCTATCTTTCCATTCGATGTACTCCAGTTTATAAAAACATGG